CGGGGTCTGCGTTTAAGAAGGTCTACTATGATCCTAATCTAGGTCGTCAGGTTGCCATCTATATCCCTGCTGAAGACGTTATCGTGCCCTATGGCGCGTCCCATATTGAGACTGCAGAGCGTGTTACCCACGTCATGCGGAAGACTAAGAACGAGCTGAAGAAGCTTCAGGCTATGGGGTTCTACCGAGATGTAGACCTTGGTGATCCACAGCCGTTCCATACAGATATTGAAAAGAGGAAGGCCGAAGAAGGTGGCTACTCTATTACTGACGATGATCGATATGCGGTATATGAAGTACACGCGGATCTCATTATTGACGGTATTGACGAAGATGAGGAAGAGATTGCAAAGCCTTATGTTGTCACGATTGAACGCGGTACGAGCGATATTCTATCGATCCGGCGTAACTGGAACGAAGAAGATCCGTTGATGCTGAAGCGTCAGCACTTTGTCCACTACGTCTATGTACCGGGATTTGGGTTCTACGGGCTTGGTTTGATCCACATTATTGGTGGGTACGCTAAAGCTGGAACCTCGCTGATTCGTCAGTTGGTTGACGCAGGTACGCTGTCTAACCTCCCCGGCGGTCTTAAGTCCCGAGGGCTACGGATCAAGGGTGATGATACGCCGATTGAACCGGGAGAATGGAAGGACGTGGACGTGCCGTCTGGCAGTATCCGTGACAACATTATGCCCCTGCCTTATAAGGAGCCAAGCCAAACACTGCTTGCGCTGCTTAACCAGATCACAACTGAGGGTCGCCGGTTAGGGGCTATCAGTGATATGAACATCTCTGACATGTCGGCTAATGCGCCAGTAGGAACGACGCTGGCCTTGTTAGAACGTACGCTGAAGCCAATGGCTGCAGTACAGGCGCGTGTTCATTACGCCATGAAGCAAGAGTTTAAAATGCTCAAAGCGATCATGGCTGAGTACGCACCCACTGAGTATGACTACATTCCCATGCGGGGAGAGGTGGGTGCTCGGGTATCAGACTACATGATGGTAGACGTGATCCCCGTCAGTGATCCGAACAGTTCTACGATGGCGCAACGGGTTGTTCAGTACCAAGCGGTACTTCAGATGGCTCAGTCTGCTCCTCAGATATATGACCTGCCACAGCTACACCGGCAGATGATCGAGGTGTTAGGCGTTAAGAATGCGGATAAGTTGGTTCCGACTCAAGACGACCTTAAGCCTACCGATCCCGTTAGTGAGAACATGGATGCGCTAAACGGCAAACCAATGAAAGCGTTTATCTACCAAGACCATGATGCGCACATCACGACACACCAAGCGTTCATGCAAGACCCGATGGTTGCTCAGATGATCGGTCAGAATCCACAGGGCCAAGCTATTATGTCTGCGCTACAAGCGCATTTAGCGCAACACTTAGGGTTCCAGTACCGTAAACAGCTAGAAGAGCAGTTAGGTGCGCCGTTACCAGCACCAAATGCGGAACTTTCAGAAGATATGGAAGTTAATTTGGCGCAGTTAATGGCTAAAGCGGGGACTAAACTTACGCAATCACATCAGCAACAGCAGGCTCAACAGCAGGCTCAACAGCAGGCGCAAGACCCTATTGTCCAGATGAAGCAAGCCGAACTGCAGCTTAGGCAGCAAGAAGTACAGGGTAAACAGCAGAAAGATATGGCGGAAGTACAGATTAAACAGGCTGAACAACAGCAAAAAGCTCGTATGGATGCAGCAAAAATGGCTGTTGAAGCTGAAAAGCTTCAATTAGAAAAACAAAGTATGTCTATAGAAGCTCAAAAAGCTGGGATAAAAATAGCACTTGATAAGAGTGCTAACGAAAACAAACTAAGTGTTGAACTTATGAAACTGTCAGAACAAGCAAATAAGGGTAAATAATGGCTACAACCGTCTTAGACGTGCTTAAAAACAAACTCGAGGAAGATATGTCCTCAGCACTACAGTTTCTTGGAGGGGGTGGAGCTAAAGACTTTGCCCAGTATAAGGAAGTTACAGGTATGGTTCGGGGTCTCGAAACCTGTATGAACCACGTAGAAGACCTCTCGCGTAATATGGGAGAATATGATGAGTGAAGCAATAGAAACGTTAGCGCCTGAAGAGATGTTAACGCCAGAAGAAATCGAAGCGCAGCTACCTGTACCGGTAGGGTATAGAGTTTTAGTCGCGTTACCGCAAGTAGAAGAGACGTTCGGGGAAACCGGACTGCTTAAATCTAATACTACAATGAACCAAGAACACATTATGTCGATTATCGGTCTAGTGATGGATATGGGCGAGCAAGCCTATTCTGACGAGGATCGGTTCCCGACAGGCCCGTGGTGTAAGCCGGGGGATTATGTAATGTTCCGTATGAATACGGGCACTCGGTTTAAGGTTGGTGGGGTAGAATATCGTTTAATGAACGACGATTCTATTGAAGCTATTGTGGCAGATCCGCGTGGTATCACGCGAGCATAAGGAGTTAACATGCCGTTTCAAAAAGTAGAGTATGAGTTCCCTGACGAGGTAGAGGAAAGTAGAGAAATCGAAATAGAGTCCTCAAGTGCCATTGAAATTGATGTATCGGGGAAAGCACAGCCCGAACCTGAAGTAGCAGAAACTGAGGAAGAAGAATATGAAGTTGAAGTATTTGACGATACACCAAAAGCTGACCGAAATCGTAAAACTGCTGAACCACCAACGGACATTACTGATGAGGAGCTTGAAGGGTACTCTGAAAAAGTACGTAAACGTATTCAGCACTTTAGTAAAGGCTACCATGACGAAAGACGGGCTAAAGAAACAGCTTTACGTGAGCGTCAAGAACTCGAAAGGTTTACTCAACAGCTTGTTGACGAGAATAAAAACCTTAAAGGTACTGTTGATAAAAACCAAGAAGTCCTTTTAGAACAAGCTAAACGAACTGCTGCAGGGGAGGCGATTCTCGCCAAACGCGCTTATAAAGCAGCTTATGAAGCAGGGGACGCAGATAAACTCCTTGATGCCCAAGAGAAGCTAACAAATGCTAAGATAAAAACTGATAGACTAAGTACCCTTAGACCTTCTACTTTACAACAGGATGAAACTCCTGTACAAACAGAACAAGTTCAAGAACAGTCCACCCCAGCACCAATTGATGAACGAGCGAATAGTTGGGCATCTACCAACACATGGTTCGGGCAAGACGATGAAATGACAAGTTTCGCGTTGGGGTTGCATAATAAACTTGTCAAAGAGGGTGTAAACCCGCAAGGTGACGATTACTACGAAAAAATTGATTTTCGTATGCGACAAATATTCCCCGATAATTTCGAGGGTAGTGGATCAGAACAACGGAAGCGCCGTACAAATGTGGTTGCCCCCGCGACGCGGAGCACAGCCCCTAGAAAAGTTAGGCTATCAGCAACACAACTTGTACTCTCTAAACGTTTAGGTCTTACACCAGAACAATACGCCAAACAGGTTGCTATAGATATGAGGAAACAATAATGGCTCAAAACAGAATAGACCGTGAACAATCAACTCGTGAGACGACGACTCGTAAGAAAGGGTGGCAAAGACCAGAAGTTCTGCCTTCACCTACTCCAGAAGACGGGTACGCCTTTAAATGGGTTCGCGTAAGTACACAAGGTCAAGTTGACGCCACTAATGTGTCTTCAAAATTACGTGAAGGCTGGGAGCCTGTACGAGCAGAAGATCATCCCGAGATAACAATGGTCACCGTTGAAAATGAACGGTTTAAAGACAACGTGTTAATCGGTGGTTTGATGCTATGCAAGGCTACAATTGATCTACCAGAAGAAAGAAATGCGCATTATGAGGATCAAAATAATGCTCAAATCCATTCTGTAGATAACAGTCTTATGAGAGAAAATGACCCCCGCATGCCGCTATTCAATGAGCGAAAGACGCGGGTTACTTTTGGAAAAGGAACTTAACTTTAATTTGAGGAGTCTCTAATGGCTTATCCAACTGTATCAGCCCCTTACGGGTTGAAACCGGTCAATTTGGTCGGTGGAAGGGTATTTGCTGGT